ACTATTTTTATAGCACTGCGAACACTTCGTTACAATGTAAACTTGGGGGGAGGTGTTTTATTAAAGAGGTACCCCCCTTCAAATATAAGTACCCCCTACTTAGTACCTTTTTAAAAAGACCCCCCCCTATCTATAGGTCTAATAATATACCCCCACCCCTTTTATAACATACCCCCACCACTTTTAAAAAATACTTGGTGTATGTAAATGGGTGCCTCCTATTAAACATCCCCCCTACTTGTGTTCGTACCAAAAAAAAATAAAAAATTATGTACAGCTACGAAGATTTTAAAGCAATGCTTAGTGTTCCAACTATTAACTTTTACAAAGGTAAAGGTAGAGAGTTTGCAACAATTGGTGAATACCAAATATTTGCAGCAGAAAAACTAGATTGGAATAAACCACTATTTGTTATCCAAGGAGAGCATGATGCTTGGTGGGTATGCAATTCCAAAGCTAAACTGGTTAGAACAGTTTAGTGGAAAGGGGGTAAAACCCCTTTCTCTTTACTCATTCCTACACTGTCAATGTTGCTTTCAAACAGTAACATTGACTGTGTTTTTATGTGTAAGTGGTTGATTATCAACCCTCTTCATTTTTCCCAAAGATAAGCTATATCTCTTTGGTGATTACTCAATAAGTATATAGCAAAAACTGAGTTAATGTTCCTTTACTCTCAGTCTAATCAAAAGTATAAATACAAGCAGGGCATGGTAGCTCAACCTGATTTTAGGTTAACCTCAAAAACTTTTTATTTTGGAAGCTTCAGAAACAACTGTATTTTTAGTATTAGACATTAACTTGAAAGTAATGGCTGATACTTCTGTTTATGGAACTTATGACACTTTAGAAGCTGCAATGCAAGCCTCTTTAAAAGATGTATTATCTAAACAAGGTAAAAACATTAAATGTCACGGTTCTCAGTTAGAAGGAATTGAATACACTAATGATCGTATTTCTAACAATAATTCGTTAGGAAGTAATTATGGTGTTTCATACAACTCTCATTATGGTGATTATCCATGTTGTAGAATGGTTATTCCTCAAAAAGTTAAAGGAGCTTAGGCTCCTTTTCTGTCTTTTGAGTTCAGGGGAGATAACTTCAAACCTGAGCTTAATCATTTTCTCTCTGTACTAACTCACTTCCCAAGGGTGAGCAGTTGTACTATGTATCTCTTACATGAAAGGTAAGAAGCACCAAATTGGGTTTAATACAACTGAGTGCAAAGGGAGTTTTTAGCTAGGATTTTATCTGGTAGACTTCATTTATCAGAGGCTTTATGGTGAGGCTGAAACCATTTTTTTATTAACTTTTTAAATCCAAAATCTATGTTTAAAATTACTTTTAACATCTTACTACGTGTTCTTGTAGTAATTACTACTTTCTTTGCCATGGGTGTATTAGTAGTAGGCCTCATTCTAACATTTAACAAAAAATTGTTAGATATTGCTGATACTTGTTTTGAGCTATTTGAAGCTCAATTTAAGTTAAACAATAAAAGAAACATTAGGTCTTAATGAAAAGGTATTTGATTCTACTGGTGTTGCTAGCAATGGCAACATCAGTATTCTCTCAAGCTAGGCTTGGTAGAAGTATTTTTGAAATTAAGTCTGAGTATACTGAATATTCAGTTACAGAGCAAAGACTGGAAAATAATGATATGTTATTAATTGACTTATCACGAGCATATGTTAAACATGTGTTTGATGATCAAGGTGATTGTATATTATCACTTATTATTCCTAAAGATTCACCTGCTGTTCAGTTTTATGTTGAGAAATATAATAAAGAACTAGTAATTATATCTCCTACAGAATGGAGATTTTATGCTGGTGGTGCTATTGCTCAAGTTAAACTTATCACAACTGATGATAGGTCTATAATGTTTTTATGGTCTTTTATGGAGTAGTGCTTAGCCTAATAATAAAGTAAGCACAAATTAAAACTAGAACAAATGAAACTAGTTTTTTCTTCTCGTAGAGTAGTCACTTTAGATGAACTAATTAAAGAAAGTGACCTACTCAAAACAAATCCTGATGTAAACTTTTACATAGCTCCTGATGGTGCTGAAGTAACAGCTTACAAGTATTCTAATGGTCTTTGGAAAAAAGAGATTGTTAAGAATAGCAGAAGGATAGTAAGGTTTTCTGCAAAAATCGGTGGTAAAATTGTAATGACCGAACATGCAGAAATCATACTTAATTCTAGCATTTTTGAATCTGTAGCTGTAGAAGTTGCAGAGATGTTTTCTCAGTATTCTAACTCTAAACTTTGGGTAAAATGAGGTACAATGTGAATTATTTTATTCAGAAGTTTGAAGGAATTAGAGATGAAGCTTGCATCACTGGAACTATGTGTTCTGGTGGTGCTGGTACTCCTCTTAAATTTGATTGTTTAGGGCATTGTCGTGATAATTTTGGTAAGTTTAACCTTACAGAACGATATGCTCTATTATCATTAGGTAATGTTGTACAAGCTTGGGATGGTAACCTTAATGGGTTTTCTCAATCTACACCAAGAATAAGACTACTTACTTACCTTAGAAGCCTTAACAGCAAACATTAATTAACCACACATGCAGAAAGACAAGAGTAAAACTAAATGACGTGTTTACTGACTGATTAATTCACTTTTTAACTAACAATTAAACTAAACAAAAATGACAACTGTTGTAAATCTTTCTAAAAATTCTACCAATGCTGAAATCTCTCAAGTATTGGGTAACCAACTTGCTTCTGGTAAAACTCATGTTTTTGCCATGGTGCCTTCTGTAAATAATCCTTCTAGGGTTACTTTATTTATGTGTCAGCAAGTTACCACTCAGACTAATGCTTCTGATGCTCAGAAGTTTTTCTTAGGCTGGGGACAAGGTACTCGTTTACTACGTGCTATTTTCTCTGCTGAGAAAGCTCTTGTAGCTCAAAATGGCATTGCTGCTGGTTCTGAACTTCCTTTTGACATTCTTGTTGAAGAGAAAACTGAACCACAATATGCTGGTCAGAATCCAAAAATTAATCCTTCTACTGGTGAGGTAATCACTAGCGAAGGTATGCCAATTTTTGAGCATTCTTCTCTTGTACCTGTAGGTTATGGTGGTAAAGTTGTATCTTTGCCTCGTGAAACTGCTGGTGTTTCTGCTGATTTTCCTGGTGCTAACTTGCTAGGATAATTTAGTTTGGATTTATTTAATAATGTGCCTATCTTTATGGTAGGCACATTATTATAATATAGTCAGGTATTGCGTAATGTCAAAGTGGTCTATGACATCCTGAAAAACACCACGATCCATAACCATTTGGATGCGAGAAGTTATAAAGGTTGCAATGTCACAAGTTCGAATCTTGTCCTGACTACAACTTGTCATTAAAGGCACAAAAACAAAGAGTTTTACCCCTTTTATTACAAGTTATACGAACTTGGGAAAATTACCGCCAACTTTATCAATTAATTTTAATCTTTAAACCACATTATAGTATGATTTATTGGTTTTTATGCTTTTAAACGTAAGATAATAACGACTAAATCACATTAAAATGCTGTTTTACGCAAATAACCTTTAACCCCAAACAAAATGAATACAGACAGAATTAAAGAGATACAAGAAGAAACGGCTTACCCCAAAAGTGTAAGTGTGCAACAAGCCTTGCTAAAAGTTTGGAATGAATGTGAACAGGAGCAATTACGCATAGCTGCTGTTATAAAATCGTTGCCCGATTCAGACGAAATTAGAATGAAGGCACGAGAGCTTGATGAAAAAGACTTTGACCAATGGTGGTGGGAAACCGTTTATAAGGGCAATGTTTTATAACTAATGTATAGGCGAAATTATTAACCCCCGATAGGGTACAAATGTATTTAAAAGCATACATTTAACTACTGATAGGGTATAAATTTCAACTAACATTTAACTCTTTAATACTAAATATCATGAAAGCTTTTGTGTTAGCAAAATTAATCTCCGCCATGATCTTTGTAGAGAGTGGCGGAAATCCCCTTAGTTTTAATGCTAGGGAGCAAGCCGCAGGTGTATTGCAAATTAGACCTATTATGGTCGCAGAGTTCAATAGAATAGGTATTGAGTTTACTTTAGAAGATAGGTACTCTCAATACAAATCTGTTGAAGCATTTAAGAAATGGATTACTATTAAGAACTATACTAATCCAGAGATTATTGCTAGAAAGTGGAATGGTGGCCCTAATGGTCATCTTAAGCAATCTACATTAAACTACTGGCAAAAGGTATCTAATCTGTTTTATCCTAAATACCACAAATGCGAGCTTAAATAATTTATAAGGTTCCATAGCTCAGTTGGATAGAGCAATAGATTTCTAATCTATAGGTCTTAGGTTCGAATCCTAATGGGACTACTAATAAAGGTTCTTGATGTCGCCTAAAGCTCAAGATTTTTTGGTACAATAAATAGGGGGAGAAATCCCCCTATTTATCTTTTATTCTTTAACTTTATAAATATGCAAGAATTAGTATTTAATGACAAAAAAGTTATCTTAGAAATAGCTAAATCTATGGGTTTTTTCTTAGTTGAAGACTTATGGGATACACAAGGTTATTTAACCTTTCAACTAATTGGTGAACTACATGAAAAAGAACTAGTGTTAATATGGAATAAAGATGAACATATTACTCAGAACTTTTCTGTAGCTGCTAAAATCCTGTTTAAAGCAGGACAGAAAGCTAAATTTTATCAAATCAGTACTTTACCTTATTTAACTATATAATATATGGCACAATACGCTATTATTAATGTAGAAACTATTCATAAAAGAATAGATGAGTTGGAAAACTTTTATATGACAGCAAAAAAAGTAGGAATGCTTACGGATGTTATTGATAAAGAAATTGAAACTCTTAAACAAATCCTATCTCAATCAACTCTTTTATTACCAGAAGTATCTAAAGCATATGATGCTGGTATGTTACATAAAGAATTATCACAAATGTTTGATAATCCAAAAGGAAGATATTTAAATAACTTAAAACTTGAAATATGAAACAAGAAGAAATATTAGACTACAATAAACTTTGTGCTGAGTTTTTAGGCTATGGTACAATTGGTATAGGAAAAAACATGGTAATAATGTTCCCTGATGTAAAAATAGAAGGGGGTGGGTATATATCAAACAACAGAAGTATTCAAGATTTACATTACCATTCAGATTGGAATTGGATTCATGAAGTAGTAGAAGCTATTGAGAAATTAAACATGCAGGTATCTATTATAGATGAAGAATGTGCTATAATTGATACAAAAAAAGCAGAAGCAGAAGAAAATTTATTTATGATAAAACCTATTGCATTTGGAGAAGGTAAAACTAAAAAAGAAGCAGTAGTACAAGCAATTAATCAATTTTTAATCTGGTATAATGAAAACAACTGAAGAATTTGACAGAAAATATAAAGACTTTTTAGAAGAAGGTCATTATGGATTAGCTGTTAATGATGAAGAATTTATATCTTGGTTAGATGCTAAGTTTCAAGAGTTTATCAAACAACCAGGGTTTACCTATTCTCAGATTAAATCTAAGTTTGGTACAGGTAGATTCTATTGTGAGGGGTTATCTAATGAACAAATAAATGAAGTAGAAAATAAAATAACAGAGTTATGCAAAAACTAATTAAACTATCAGACACTCATTACGTAATTGTAGATGATTCTGAAATAAAAAATCCTTGTTGGGTAATTGATAAACACAAACAAATATACTATCAAGAAACAGATAAGATATTTGAACAATTTAAAAAGAAATAAGATGAAAAAGGTGCTATTAATTTGCTTATTTGGACTATTTAGTTGTAATAATAATGGTTACAAAGTTATTGACACGACAATAATAAAAGGTAAAGTTTCTGCAATAGAAGAAGGGCATAGAGGTAGAGCATCAACATTGCCTAAATTGTATGTGCAAGACAATAAACATACTTTTAAAGTTGATATACCTTTTGCTAATGAAAATGATTATAGAGTGGGAGATAGCATCACTTTGGTCATTCAGCAAGTTGAACAATTCAAAAAGAAATAAGATGACAGTAAAAGAATTTTCAGATAAAACAAGTGAATTAATTAAAACGCATCCAAATCAAGCAGATTTATTATGTATTGCTACAACAGATGCTTTTGATGAAGAAGATAATTCACCCATGTTAGATAAACTAATGAACTGGTGTTTAGAAATGTGTGCAAACAATGTTATTATAGATAGTATAACTTTTTAAAAAGAAATAAGATGAAAAAACAAACAGCAATAGAATGGTTGATAGATGAATTAGACTATGAAACTATTTCAAAATTTAATTTTAAATTAGAAAAAGCCAAAGAAATGGAAAAGGAGCAGCAAATAGAATTGATTAAATTCACTAAAGAAATGTGTACCCCTGATGCACCTATTGATTACATAATTAAAGAGTTTAATAAATATGGAAAATAAACAGACAGCAGTAGAATGGTTAATAGAACAACTAATACCTAAAGACCAACATGAAGGTATAATAGATATTATTGAAGAAGCCAAAGAAATAGAAAAAGAGCAGAGTTTAAACTTTGCCAAACATTGTTTAGATAAAGCTAAAGATTTGGATGTTAGAACCGCTTTTTTTAATGTAGAGCAATACTACAACGAAACCTTTAACACCAAAGAGAAATGAGTAAATTAAGAGAAAATAGTATATTCTATAAACCACCTACACGAGAAGAACGCTTACAAGATTTGAAGTATTTCTTTTTATTTTGGAAAGGTAGAAAAAAAGGTATGATTCATACTCGTGCTATTACCCTAGATGATTTTAGGTATATCTTCTTTCCTAAAGGATTTCATGAAATATATGGCTACTTAGGTTCTGTGCCTTATGAAGGTAATGGAGATGTTTTTAAGGCACTCTATCCTTTGATCTTAGCCATGGACTACAAAGCCAAGCCTAAGTGGTGTCCTAGATGGTTTTTAAGGTTCTTACATGTATTTGGTAGCGACAAATCTATTGTTAGAGTTAGAAATCGCAGATTGCATGATCTACTTAGGAAGCTTACAAAAGGTATTACAATCTATGATTACAAAACTAAGTGGAATAATTATGATTTAAGAGTATCAATGTCTGCAACACAAGACATTTGTGATCTGGAAGATGCTATTACTATTCATTTTTATAATCGAGGTTATAGACAAGAACTACTCAATGATATTAGAGCTATAGAACCTGATTTTAAATATGAGTGGTGGTCTATTCAAAAACTGCAAGACTACAATGATACGCTTAAACCAAAAAAAGATGAAGAAGAAAATAAAACTAATGGGGATAGCTGGTAAAGCTGGCTCAGGTAAAGATACTGTTGCTACAATTATTCAGTTTTTAACTTTAGATGATGAAGTATTTAGCAAAACTAATAAAGACTGTTTAGCTGATTTAGACCATAAAGGGTATTGTGCTACTAACTCTAAATGGGAAATAAGAAAATTTGCAACAGCTTTAAAAAAGGTTGTTAGTATTTTATTAGGATGTAAAGTAAAAGACCTTGAAGATAGAGAATATAAAGAAACCCCATTAGGTAAAGAATGGGTTAGCATTGATGTAGAATTAACTCCTAGAGATATTCTACAACAAGTGGGAACTGACATTGGAAGAAATATAAACCAGAATGTATGGGTTAATGCTTTATTTAACCAAATAACTAAAAAATCTAGGTGGATTATATCTGATGTTAGATTCCATAATGAAGTTCTAGCTATTAAAGATAGAGGTGGTTTATTGATAAAAGTTATAAGACCTAGTAATAATAACACAGGCTTACATATATCAGAAACAGCACTAGATAACTTTGATGGTTTTGACGAAGTAATTATCAATGATGGTAGTTTATATGACCTAATTGATAAAGTTAGATTAATAATTAAAAAACATAAAATAAAATGAGTAACCAAAACAAAATTAAAAGAAAACTTACCCAGCTTGATGCAATTCATCACAATGTTAATATGTTGCAATATAAAAGCTTTAAACAACTAACTAAAGAGCTTAAAGTTGACTCTAGGTTAATTACCTATTTACATAAAAACAGTATTCTCCAAAAGAATAATAATGTTGTTGTATGGAATAATAGTATTAAACCTAATCCTGCTTTAGCTTCTACTTATCAAAATTACATTGATGTAATAAATGCTAAGCAAAAAGGTAGAAAGTCAGCTTCTTTAAAGCTAAGTAAAGAAGCTATAGGGCCTGTAGCTAAAAGACAATTTAGTTTATTTTGGGGTTTAATTAATTTTAAATACTAATATTCATATATTTGTAGAGCAAGGGTTAACAGCCCTTGCTCTTTTTTTAATATTGATTTATGCCTAAATTAAAACTTAAATTCAAATTACCTAAAGAAGAGCAAGAGGCTAATTTTGCTCTTAAAGGTGGTGATTACTTTGTTGTTATTCATAATTTAGACCAACGGCTAAGGGATATTGTAAAATATCAAAACAATCCTTTTGCTGGAGGCCAAGCAACTGAAGAACAAATTCAACTTGCTGAGCAGTTAAGGCAGTATCTTCGTGAACAAAACATTGATGAGTTATGGCGATGATTCAGTTGTCCCTTACATAAGGACATCAATGTACCTATCAAATTAAGCTATGAAACAAATTAATCCATGGGTACTTCCAGGTCTAGATTTGTCTAAAACTGCTAAGATTAAAGCTTTTGTAAATACAATATGTAAGCATTATAGAGTTAAAGAAGAACATCTTAATCTAAAAACTAGAAAACAAGATGTTGTAAATGCTAGAAAAGCTATATCTTATTACTTGATTAATCAGTTTGGCTATACAGAAGAAAAAGCAGCTAATTATTTTAATCAAACAATAAGCCGTAGTAATGTTCATCATTACAAGATTACCTATGGTAATTTATTACATGTCAAAGACTTTGATAGTATAACCTTAGACGATAAAGTACAAATACATTTTAAAAAATATGATATACTTAGTAGCCAATAATGCCCTGATAGCTAGTGAGATATCTACACCTTGTTCAATTAATGATGTAAAAGAATGGTGTAAAACTCATAAAATCAGAGGCATAGACACAGAAACTATAGGTGATTGTTGGACTGGATACATTTTTACTCTGCAAATTGGTGATGCTAATACACAATTTGTAATAGACTGTACCTATGCCAATATATTAGACCTAAAAGAAGAACTTGAAGACCCTACAGCTATTAACATTCTACAAAATGCTAAATACGATGATAAGTTTTTCTTTGCTAAAGGCATTAGATTACATAACATCTATGATACTTTTTTAGCAGAATGTATTTTAACTACTGGTTATGAAAATAGACAGCTAAGGCTTGACTATATAGTAACTAAATATTGTGGTAATAAATACCAACTAGATAAGTCAGTAAGAGGCAAAATTAATTGGGCTGGACTTACTGATGATGTCATTAAGTATGCTGCTTATGATGTTATTGCTTTAGAAGAAGTAATGAATAAGCAAATTGTAGAACTTACCAGATTAGATTTAATGTCTGTAGCAGACTTAGAATTTAAGTGTTCTAGAGTATTTGCAGAGATGGAATATGTAGGAATGAAATTAGATAGAGAGAAATGGATGATTCAAGCTCTTGACAGAGAAAAGAATGCCAATCAATATGAAGAAACTCTTAATAAGTTCATACTAGATAATCCAGAAAAGTATAATAAATTTATTAATAGACAGCTTAGTTTGTTTGAAGAAGGATTTAAGACTAATGTTACATGGTCTTCTCCTAAACAAGTATTAGATGTATTATCAGCTTCAGGAATTAAAATAGATTCAGTCAATGAAAAAATAATAGAAAAATACAAGGTTAAAGTGCCTATAGTAGGACTTTATCTTGACTATAAAGGAAACCAAACTGCAATTAGTAAGTTTGGTAGAGAATACCTAAAATGGGTAAACCCTTTAACAAATGCTGTTCATACCTCATATTGGCAAATATTAGCCACAGGTAGAGTATCATCAGGTATGAAAGATGAAGCACCTAATATGCAGCAATTACCAGCTTTAAATGAAGTTAGGAATTGCTTTATAGCTAGAGATGGTTATTCTTATATAGATTGTGATTATTCTGCTATGGAATTGGTTATTGCTGGCTGTGTTAGTGGTGAAGAGTCTTGGGTAGAAGCCTTTAATAATGGATTAGACTTACACTCTGTAGTAGCAGAAGCTGTTTATAAAGATAAATGGAGAAATGCTGCTGAAGAAAGCTGTGAGTATGTAAAAACTAAGCAAAAGTGTGACTGCAAAGAACATAAAAGTATGAGGACTAAGATTAAAACTCTTAACTATCTTGCTTTATATGGTGGTGGCCCACAAAAGCTTAGTGATTCTATTAACATTCCATTAGCTGAAGCTAAAGAAATTATTAGCACTTACTTTAAAGGATTACCAAAGCTTACTGGCTTTCTTAATATGCTTAAGGATTATGGTAAAAGAAATCTAATGATTAGGACTAAACCTCCATATAGAAGAATTAGATTCTTTGAAAATCCACAAGATGATTTTGCAGTCTATTCTCAAATAGAAAGACAAAGCGGTAATACATATATACAGGGTACTGGTGCTAACATAACTAAGCTATCTATGGTTAAAATGCATGAAGAAAGACTTAAGCACAACATTGATGTTAAGTTTGTTTTACAATTGCATGATGCTATAATATGTGAAGTTAAAGATGAACAAGCTGATGAATGGTTTAATATCCAAAAACAATGTATGATAGATGCTTTTAAAGAAGTTATAGGCTATCCTATTGATGTTGATGGGTATATAGCTAAACATTGGAAAAAATAAACTAAATCATGGCAGATATTTCAATGTGTGAAAATGAGAGTTGCCCACTTAAATTGTCATGTTATAGGTATTTGGCTCAGCCAGATGATCTAATGCAATCATATGCAAAATTTGAGTGGGAAAAAGATGAAAATGGGGTAATAAGTTGCCCTGGATTTTGGAAATTTAATATAGAAAAACATGACGCAAGAACAAAAAGAACTAATTAGAAATACACTTACTAGACTAAAGAATGATGGTTATGTAGGTGTATCTTTGGCCTTTGATGGTAGTGGAGATGATGGCAGTTTTAATTATTCTTCTGTATTTAGAACTGAAGATGGTTTTGATATAGATGATGATTATTCTGATGGCTATCATAATGACGCAGATGAATTATTTTTTCTTGGTTATGAAGCAGTAGCATCTACAGATTATGATTGGTATAATAATGATGGTGGATATGGTTGTGTAAATATTTGCTTGTTAACAGGTAATATTAAAGTTCATATGAATATTCGTGTGACTGATACAAATTATTATGAATTTGATTATCAAGCTAAACAATTTACAAAATGAGTCCATTAAAACACTCAGAACTATCAGTTAAAAAATTCGGAGGAGAATACACAGATTACTTACCTATCCATGAATTTCTAGATATGACTAAAACACACTATGTTGGTTATCAACATAGAGCTATACTACATAATACTTTTGGTATTTATGTATGTGAAAAAGTGTTTGGTGCATTTATAGTAAATTCAGAAGGAAAGAAAATAGAAACTAGATACATTGTTATTAACCATATTAAGGAAGATTTAGGCTTTGTGCCTACTATAGAACAATGGGTATCTTGTTTACCTTTTAAACCTTGGATGGGAGGTCAAACTGTAAACCAAACTACAAATACAAAACTCAATCTTGAAGAACTTTTAAAATGACAAAAGATGAAATACAACATTTAGCAAAACAGACTTTTTTAACTCATAAAAGAGGCATATTACATATTTCAATGGGTGTTGGTAAAACTAAAATCGGAATAGATTTAATAGAAAACCACCATCAGAAAATACTTGTAGTAGCACCATTTACATCAGTTTTAGATTCTTGGAAAGAAGAATTTATTAAATGGGGTAAATCAGATAGTAATGTTGTATATACCACTACAGCTTCCTTGGGGAAACACACTAAGAATACATTTGATTTAGTAATATTAGATGAGATTCATCTATATTCTACTAATCAATTATCTAAAGTACCTGCAGGGCCATTATTAGGCCTTACAGGTACTCTTAGTGATAATTCTAAAGCTGTAATCAAAGAACAACTAAACCTTGATGTTATATATTCATATGATATTGAGAGAGCTATTAGAGATGGTATTATTGCTGATTATAGAGTTAAAGTTGTAGAGGTTTCCCTTGATGATACACACAAGTATATTGAAGGAGGAACTAAACTAAAGCCCTTTTTAACTACAGAAAAGGCACAATATGATTATCTAACAAAGCAGTTTAATCAAATTAAATTTGCAGAATGGAATGCCATAGGAGCTGATAAAAGAAAATATGCATTGATTAAAATGCAGTTTGCTTCTAAAAGAGCCAAGCTTATCTATTCTTGTAAAACTAAATTAGATACTGCTTCTAGAATAATCAACAATTATCCTGAAGACAGAATGCTTGTCTTTACTACATTAACAGACAGTGCTAATCAGCTATGTGATTACCAATATCATTCTAAAGCTGATAAGAAAAACCTAGAGAAATTCTCAGAAGGAGAAATTGATAAACTAGCAGTAGTTAATATGGCAAATGTAGGCTTAAATATAAAGCCATTAAATAAAGCCGTAGTACATCAATTTCAAAGCTCTGAAGAAACTGCTCAACAAAGAATGGGTAGGCTACTTAGACTAGAATATAATAATCCTAGTAAGATTGCTGAGATATGGGTTATATGTGCTGTTAATACAGTAGATGAAGATTGGGTAAGAAGTGCTTTAAAAAATGTTCCTAGGAGCAAAATAGAGTTTATTCACTATAAAAATTTATAAATGGAACTAACTAAACAACTCAGTATAAATATACTGACAGACCAAGAAGTACTTTTTTTCTCTAAGATAGTAGAGGTAGATATGACACAAGAAGAAAAACAACACCCACAATACTATGTTGACAAAATAAATGCCTTAGCAAAGCCTAAAACTACCTGTCCAGACCAAGTAATGTGTGTTATACCTGCTTTTATACTACTGATGGAAGAAGAGGATGCAAGATTAAAGTATAAAAACATGGGTTTATGATTTTGATGATTATAATTATTTTACTTATTGTAGGTTACATAGCTATTGCAATGCATAGTGTATCCCTAATTGATGATGGGCAATGCCTAAAACTTGTATGGGTTACAGAAAAGATTGATAGCGATGGTATGCCTTTCACTAGAGTAAATTCTCTCGTATTATGGAAATACTAGAAGTAATTGACTTGCTAAATAAAATGCAAGATGAAGGCTTTATAAAAGTCTTAAACTGGGAAACCAGAGAACTAATCCTCTTACCTAAAACAGAAAGTAAGATTATACATCCTATTGAAGAATGGATTGATGTGTACAGAAATCTGTTTAAAGGTAAGAAACCTGGTGCTATGGGTGATAAAAATGCCTGTATTGTTAAGATGAAAGAGCTGTTTTTGAGAAGACCTGATTTATCTATGGATAAAGTAATAAGAGCAACTGAAAAGTATATTCAGGTAGAATCTAATCAAAGATGGAAGTATCTAATGCAAGCAGACTATTTTATTTCCAAAAACCAAGGTAACACCAGAGATGGTAGAGTATCTAAGCTAGAAGCTTATTGTGATGAGCTAGATACTAATGAACCTCAAAACTCGTTTATACATGATATTTGATAGAGCATTAAGTAGAATTAGGGACAATATGCATAATGAGCATAACTGTATCCCTTGGGGTTTACCTAGATTTGAAAATGTAGTTCCAGGTATTATGCAACAAAAGTATTACCTAATAACTGCTAACTCAGGTATAGGTAAAACTCAGTTTACTGATGCTTTTTTTATGTATAGACCTATAGATTTTGTGCTTAATACTGAAACAGATATTAAGCTAAAAATCTTTTACTACTCACTAGAAGTAGACAAAGAATCTAAGATTATACAAGGTATTGCTAGGAAGATATATTATGACTATAATATCGTTATTCCATTTAATAAAATCCTATCTATGAATAAGCATAGGATATCAGAAGAGGAATATAGTATTATATCTTCCACTAAGGATTATTTTGAGAAATTAGAAGACTTTGTATATATCTATGATAGTACAATGAATCCTTATGGTATTTTTAAACAGATGGTTGATTATGCTAAATCTCATGGTACTATACACAAGAAGATGATAACTAAGAAGATTAGAGATGAGGTGTCTGGAGAAATAAGAGAAGAACAACAAGAAATCTTTGACTATTACACTCCTAATAACCCAAAGGAATATGTTATCATTATTGTAGATCATGCTGCTTTGCTTAATACTGAGCAAGGTTTAAGCATTAAAGGTACTATAGAAAAGCATAGTAATAACATGGTGCAGTTAAGGAATAACTTTGGATTTATTCCTGTATTAATTCAGCAACAAGCTGCTGCTATGGAAGAATTAGACACCTATAAAGGACAGACTCTAGAATCTAAGTTGATTCCTAGTTTGTATGGTTTGGGTGAAACTAAATTAACTGGCAGAGATGCTGATATAGCACTAGGTATTTTTAGCCCTGCAAGGTATGAATTAGATGTATTTAGGAACTATAAAATTTCTTTATTACAGGATAATTTCCGATCTTTACATGTGTTAAAATACCGTAGTGGTAGTCCTAATGGAGTTGTAGGCTTGCAGTTTAATGGAGCTACAAACTTCTTTGAGGAGCTACCTAAACCAGGGGATCCTATCTTAGAAGAAATTTATAAAAAATACAATGGAAAAGTTAAAGCGTAATACCCTAGAACAAGATATTGTTGAGTTTATAGAAAGAGGTGGGCCTACTACAACACATAAAAGTGTTATAGAAAGGTTTAATGTATCTATTCAATATGTTAAGTCCCTTATCTGGAGATTAAAAAGAAATTATCGTAACTAAATTCAACAAATATATGAGTACACTCGTAGGTATTGTAGGCCATAGTGGAACTGGTAAATCCACTTCTATTGAAGGCCTTGACCCAAAAGAAACAGTAATTGTCAATGTTTCTAACAAACCTTTACCATTTAAAGGATGGAAAAATAAGTACATCCAAGGTAAGCTATCTGAAGGAGCTAATTATGTATCCACAGACACTTCAGCTACTATTGTCACAGCTATGAAATTCATTAGTGATAATAGACCTGAAATTAAGCATATTATCTTGGATGATATTCAATATTTGATGTCCTTTGAGTTTATGGCTAAAGCTAAAGAAAGAGGCTTTGACAAATTTACAGACATTGCGAAAAACACCTTTGATGTATTAAATACAGGTCGTCAGCTTAGGGATGACCTAATAGTATTTGCACTATATCATGAGGAAAGTACCAATGAAAACTTCAATCAGAAAAGGAAGATTAAGACAATCGGTAAACTTCTAGATGATAAAATTACTCTAGAAGGTTTATTTACTATTGTCCTATTTACTGAAGTAAGGATTGAAGAAGACCAAAGACCACATTATTATTTTGTAACTCAAACTGATGGTGTGACTACTGCTAAAAGTCCAAGAGGAATGTTTGATGAGCTTTCTATTCCTAATGATTTATCCCTTGTGTCCACAAAAATTAATGAATATTATAACTAATAAATATGAAACAAATTCCTATTAGTACTAGAGATTTGAAAATCTGGTATGTGCTGGACTGTATGTCAGCTGATGAAATTGCGGTGAAAATCAACGATATTCACCGCATAAATTGCAGTGGTGATGATGTTGTAACTTTACTCAGAGATAGAAAAGTTCAAGCCAGAAACATCAAAAGAAGTGAACCTACTTTTGAGTTTGTAGATCCTGAAATGATTGTTGAAGACAACTGTGTTTACAGTGAGCCTGAAGAACAACTAGATTTAGGAACTCTTCAACATGCTGGTATTCCTCAGCATTCTTTTGCAAATATCTAAGTATTAACCCTAAAAACAAATAAATAGTATGATTAATCTAAATGACAATTCCTTTGATGGAGGTAACAATGTTCAAATCTTTAATGGTGGACAAGCTGGTGTAGTAAGAAATGTTAAACTTGATAGAATTGAGCCTAAGACAGAAGCTGGTAATGCTCCTGACTATAAGCTATTCTTTAAAGATTCTAATGGTGCTGAGCTTAACTTGGCCTTTTGGTATCTAGATTCTACAAGAGATACATTTGCTAAGGACTTGGAGAAACAAGGTAAAGCTCTTAAGCATTTGGTACATTGCTTCTTAGGTGAAACCTATCAGTTTCCTGCTTTTACTTCACCTAAAGAATTGCTTGATGGCTGCTTACAGTTAATCCAGCCTAAGATTTCTTCAGTAATGGTTAGAGTGTATTGCACCTATGGTACTACTTTGTATCCTAAGAAGTATCTACAAGTAAGAAGCTATGTTCCTTTTATTGAAGCAGAAAGTGTACTGTTGTCTGATACTCGTCTGAAAGCCAATAATATTGACCAGATGACTAGAATAGAAGAAGATGCCCCAGCTATGAATGCTGGAAGTTTTGCTGCTTCTAGTGATATTATCTAAAAATTAGATTGTAACTTTGTAATAATGGGGGACTAACAATCCCCCTTATTATATTATGATTAATCTTAATTCTTTAGACTATAACACATTATCATCTGAACTCATATTAAATAGAGTTTCAGAGTATCAAATCTTTGCATATTACATACCAAAATTGCAACTCAATACTGCTATATGCAGTCCTCTTAGAGAGGATGGTATTGCTTCTTTTAGTGTGTTTTATGCATCCACCTTGGATAAACTTCTTTTCAGGGATTTTGCTACAAAAGAAAAAGGAGATTGTTTTGTATTTGTTTCTAGATTATTTGGATTAGATTACTATGGTGCTTTGCGAAAAGTAGCTAATGACTTTGGACTTATTGACAGTGATATAGTGGGCAGAAAAAAGAAAATTAAAATCCCCAAAGACATTGACTACAAAGACAAATCTAGAGTACATATAGGCATAAAAATGCAAGAGTTCACTCCAAGAGATATACATTTCTGGGAGCAGTTTGGGATAAATAAATCTACATTAAATAGGTATAATGTTTTTAGTTGTAAATTCATTTTCTTAAATGATTTAATAATACCTGTAGATAACTCAAAGAACCCTGCATATGCTTATCTAGAAAGCAAAGATGAAATCTATACATATAAGATATATCAACCCTATAACAAACAATTAAGATTTATATCAAATGTTGATAAATCTGTTTGGCAAGGTTGGACACAACTGCCAAAGAGAGGTGAAAAGCTCATAATCACTAAATCTTTAAAAGATGTTATGGCAATTACAGAATTAACTAATATTCCTTCTGTATCTCTTCAAGCTGAAACAACTGATCCTAAGCCTCATATTGTTAATGAGCTGAAGAAAAGGTTTGATAAAGTGTATTTACTATATGATAATGACTTCAATAAAGAAGTTAACTGGGGTAGAAAGTATGGCATTGAGCTAGCTTCTAAGTTTCAGTTAAATCAAATAGAAATACCCGATGAATATAAATCAAAAGACTTTTCTGACCTAGTCAAAAACCATGGAAAAGAAGTATCTAAATCTTTAATTAAATCCCTAATTTTTAATCCTTTAATTTTTTAATTATGCGTACAATTCGTGTTATTTCTTCTCAATCAGATCGTGCTAAAAGTGTAGAATCTGCTGCAACCACTTGGGGTCAACTTCAAAGTGATTTATCTTCTCATATTTCTGACATTGGAAATATGAAAGCTATTGTTCGTGAAACCAGAGTATCTTTGGAATCTCCAGAAGCTCAACTTCCTGAAAGTAACTTTACTGTTATCCTGAGCATGAAGAAAATTGCTTCTGGCAGCAATGAAAATGGTACTCGTTACACTGATTCTCAAATCAGAGAGTTGCGTACTAAACTTCAAAACCTTTTTGAAGATGTATTAGCTGGTAATGTTGCTAGTAACACTACTCTTTCTGAAGATGAGGAAGATGATCTTGATCAACTGCGTGCTGAAGGAGTCATTTCCTAAGTAGTAGCTTTGCTATGATGTAAGAATAGGGTGGGGTATTTATTACCTCACCCTTTCTTATTTTTTTCTAAAAACCAAAATATGACAGAATTAGAAAAATTATTATCAACTGCTAGTGATGTAACTTCATTTACAGAATTAGTAGTTAAACATTATCCAAATGTAGTGATTAGGCCCACTACCCAACTTATTGATACAAATTATATATCTTCTAGTATTTGCATGTATAATTATTTTTATTATGTAAATACTTGTGATATATATATGCTATTTAATGATTATAATGTAATTGTAAATCCTAGAAATAATAACATAATAGCTATTCATAATGATAATGATGGCTGCTATGGTCTAGATAATACAGATGCTTATGTTATATTATCACATGAACCAGTTGATTTTAGCAACTTACAATCTTTATGGAGTGAGTTTCAAAAAACTATACATGCTGTTAAATTTAAAGAGTTTGGTCTAACAAAGCTAAAACCTATATTGGATGAAGTTCATGGTGAAAATTATGATTTACAAGTTTGCTCAGATGGAAATTTAGATCTACTTATTAGGTATCCACATATAACTATTACTAATACTCAGAAAAAAAGTAGAGAAATAGAAGAGTTGTATTGTGTACTATCTTTTGACTCCTATGGTCTATTGAAAAACTTTTCAGGTTTTAGAGCTAAGATGTCATTTAATGATGTAAAAAATGGTTACAGGCATTCTCACTTAAACTCTAGAAACTTACAGTTTTTGTTTGATGTATCAGCATTTTGTACAGGTAGTACTGATTTAACTGCACTCAAATCTGAATTTATGGAAGGTTTTGATGCAGATAGATTTGACTTATTTTTATATCAAATAAACAATTTTGTAGAATGGGAATCTCTTGAAGGTACTCCTTATGTTAACTTATCTACAGTTAGTAATAAAAACTTTACAGTACTAAGTAGGGAACCATTAGATTTAGCACAAACTATAACAAATGACTTTAATAAGTTCTGTGCTGCTTATAAAGAAAATCCTGATCTATTTAAACCTTTATTAAACTACAATAATTTAAGTAGTAATATAGAAGTCAGTATTCAAAATGTAACTGATTTAGCTAGAGCACTAGCACCTTATTCTACCTACTATGGTACTCTTGACTCTAATGGTGAGGTACAAACGGTTAATAATGAAATATATGATTATCAGGAAGCTCAAGAAAATTTAAATCATGCTTTATCAAATATCACATACAAAACATTTAGAAACAACCCCATAAATTATGACGCAACAATCATGGAACAACAAGCAGAAATCACAACAGAATTCTGCAGTAAAGAACTCTTATCCTTCTCAAGGGCAAAATTACAAGAGTTACTCTCAACCTATCACACCAGTGTACAAACCGAAGATGTTTATCTCTCCAGAGATAATTTCGAAAATTTGGTACTTATGTCATAAAATTAATACAGTAGAATGGTCTGGTCTTGTATTTTGTAAAACTGAAGGTCATCCTATTAATCCTGAAACCTTTAGCATTAGAGCTATAGACATTTTGCCTATGCATAAAGGTGAGCCTACCTATACTGAGTTTGAAATAGATGAAAGAGTAATTGATGCTTATGATAAAAATCCAGAGCTAGAAGATTGTAAAATGGGCATTATTCACTCTCATGTTAATATGGGAGTATTTTTTAGTGGAACAGATACTTCTACTTTAAATGAGTATGCTAAGCTTTCTAACTTTTGCATTTCTTTAATTGTTAATAACAAAGGTGAAATGGTAGCCAAAGCTGCTTACCCTATTAACAATAAATCAAAAAGATATGCTAAAGAGTATAAAGATTCTGAAGGCAACTGGATACCTCTAAATAATAATCAAGAAGAAGAGGTATCTTCTTTTAATGTAATAGCACTAGACCTAGACATTATCATAGAAATTGATACTTTCTTTCAAGGTATGACTGAAAAAGCTATTAAAGAAAGTCATACAGCTTACAATAATTCTGGTACTTATAATTATGGTAGTTATAATAATTATGGATATGATTATGATATAGATAACTATAATAAGAAACCTACTCATAGTTTAGCTCCAATGCCTAAATTATTTGATGATAAGCCATTTGTAGCTAATAACAAAGTCACATTTACTAAAAAAGAAATGAATTCATTTTTATGTAAATTGATGTTCTTAGATCCATTATATGCTAGTACTAGTAGTTTTGAGCAAGCCTTAACTAAAATTGATGATAAGTTTAATGGAATGGATCAAGATGCTTATGCTATTCATATGGAAGATAAGATTGAAGAATGTTATAGAGAAGTGTTCTTTATTAAAAGAGGACAATTATTAAATAACAATACTGTAGCTGATTTTCTTACTGATGTAATGGAGTATTGTTTAGAAGTTGCTTATGATGTTAAAAGTAGTACTGCTGAATTTATTTATACAGTTATAGCTGATTACTTTACAGATGTAATTGAAGATGATGATACTACTTCTTGGAATAATTCTTTTAACAAATCAAATAACTAATGACAGACAGATTTAAAGAAGCTGTGTGGTTACCTAAAGCCCAGTCCCACAACATTACTGTTGGTGGGGCTGGGGGTATAGGCTCTGTAGTAACCTTTCTTCTATCTAGGATAGAGCCAGCATCAATTAGTATTTATGACAATGATACTGTAGATGATATAAATTTATCAAATCAACTATTTGGTCTTCCACATATAGGTAAAAGTAAAATAACTGCTGTTGCAGATGTTGTATATTCCTTTAGTGGCTATGATAGATTAAGTCCTAATAATGCATTAGTAACACCTGAAACTACAACTAGTGAAGTAATGTTTAGCTGTTTTGATAACATGGCAGCTAGGCAGGTTATGTTTGACCTATTTACTAGAGATATGGATATGTATTCTTCTGAAGGAATTGAGCCTATCTTAATTGATGGTAGACTGACTGCTGAGCAGTTCTACATTTATGTAGTTACTAGAGATAAAGTAGATAGGTATAAAGAAACTTTATTTCCTGATT